GATGTTGTTTAAAGAAATGTTCTCCTTCCTTCTGAATATGCTTTCGATTCTCCGAATCTGTCCAGAGAACATGCTTATCGGCATTAGCAATAGGTCTAACTAAGTCTTTATCCTTACTAAAGATACGACGATTAGGTAGAACTATATATTCTAGATTTTTTTGACTATAAATAAGAACAGCTGGCATAAATAATCCTAATTGAATTCATCCTCTTCATAGACATTAGGTGTTGATTCAAATTCAATTATCGGATTTTCATTAAGATTCAGAGCATGAATAGCATCAATATTGATACCTTCAGCAGCTAATTCACGCTTAATGTCACCAGATGTAGTTATTACGCCAATACTATCATCGAAAGTAGCACGATATGAATCATAATCATATCCAGTGTTATAAGCGTCTTCAAAATTTACAGTAGCACGTTCAACAAAACGTTTTTTAAAATATTCCATCGTCTCAGGAGTGCCCTCAATAGGACGTTGATTGTGCCCTTCGACAAAGAAACTTTTCCAATTAATCGTAGTTAATACAGCATCTAATTTATCTTTATCATAATATTTATCAAAGAATTTTGCTGCTTCATTAGCAAGTTCTTCCTTAGTCGGCTTCTCACCTCCTTTCGATCTCTTATCTATTTCGTCGGAAAGTCCATATGGAAAACTTAAATAACCAAATGAACTGGGATTAAGTGTTAGTGACGCTTGTGTATCATGAGGAGCATAGATACCACCTACCATTCCATTATCAATGGCTACCATCTTACCATCGTCAGTAATTAAATAATTTCCATTATGTCTATCACTATTACCTGTAATATAATCTAATAACATTATTTTATACCTACACAGTTCTCACAAAACTCCTGAAAATGCCCCGCTGCTCTCGTGTCTACACCTTTTTGACGCATGTCCTGAAATGAATTATCTCCTATATCAGTACCGTGTGTCTGTTCTAACGCATTATTTAACATACCCATATTAATAGAGTGTTGTTTAACAAATGGAACAATATTCAAACCTAATACTCTATCTATAGAATATGCTAATATTTCGCCACGATTCTCACCTGGAACCATTTTATAAATAAATGGTTTCTTGTGTCTCCCTAGGAATCCACTCGCTAAGGTAACAGTAAAGTTTTCATAACTATGAATACCCATTCCTGATGGATATTTATCTCCTTTTTCACTTCCATCAGTATAGCCAGCTGTTGTTATATTATCGGCTGTTACGTTAGATGGTGATATCTCTTTTCCTAAGAAAGGTTTATGCCCCTCTCCTGCTATCTTTATTAATTGATCCTCTAAGTTAGTCGCTATCGTATCAAAGTATTCATTAACACCATTAGGTGTTAACATATCTGACTGCTCTGATGGAGCAGCCTGCTCTTCTGGCTCTGAAGGAGCAACTACGTCTATTTCTCGTTCTTCTTCCGGTATTTCCGGATCAATTCCTAATGCTCGATCAATATCAGAACTATGGACTAATGGGGTATAGTAGCGACCACCTCGTTGCCCACGTTCTACTCGTACACCCTCTGGAGCTTCTTCACCAGGTGCTAAATATTCACGCTTACCAGGCTCTTGTTTACTTAGATACTCTAGGCCAGTACTTAATGCTAAAAGCTTAGATAAATTATCATCAGTCTTTGTTTCTTCTATTTTTTTGCGTACTTCCTTAATCCAGTCCTCATTACCATTATCTTCAATAACTATTTTCTTAGGCTTTTTCTCTTCATCCTCTGCTTCATCTTCATTAGCTTTAGTAATCTTTTGTCCTAACTTTCGCTGAGCAGCAATCTTCGCAGACTTTTCATCCCATTCAATACGCTGAAGAAATGATCGATAATCAAAACCTTCTCTTGTTTGTGGATTAAATATGTCTGAAACAACTACACCACGAGTCTTTAAACCTTCATTCTTTTCGAAATTTGCTACGTCTTTTACGGGCGGGAGATCTGGATAGTTTGCACCTTCAGCGTAGATTTTGGCTTTATCATGCCCACGCTCTAACCCTAGAGCATAGTCACCACCTTCAAACACCGCGCCAACAGTAAAATGGTTCTTATTAGGAATAACAATCATTTCATACTCATTACCGTTATAAGCATGAGTCAGAAAAGATGCCCAAACATCTCCCTTATTAACCTTTCTTCGAAGAACTACTCCATTATCTCTTCCTTCAGCAAATTGGGTGGCAGCAGCCTTATAATCTAAACTCCAACTAGAAATAGGATTTTCATAAAACTGATGAGTAACATTTGAAAAGAATTCATCAAACTCAGGAATAGGTGCCTCGGGATCATGAGGTTCTGCTAAAATTCTTCTTTTTTCAGACGTACTGACCCACTCATCAGCTTCCTCATCGTACATATCCTCCGCTTCGTCAGCAACAGATTCATCAATCACATTATAAAGATTAGGATCATCCACACCACGAAATAGCTCAAAATCCTCAACATCAGGAAAGGCCATATTTAATAATTCAAAAGTTAATTGTTTCTGCACCTTCATGTAAGAATCAACAAAATCATTGGAAAGAGGATGACCTCTATTATCAAATGTTGCATAAGCATCTTGTATTTCTTCATGAATTACTGATGCATTGGCATCTCTCCACCCTACATCAATGTTATGAAATACTATTGGGCCATCTAAGACTCGACTTGCAGCCTCCTTTAAAATACCCGCATATGGAGTTGATGCTCCTTGTTCCCAAGCCTCTTTACTAAACTCATGGAATATACCAAACTTAGTTGATTTATATAACTCATCCATAATCTTAACTATTTGAGTAGACGGATTATGGATAGTTGTTATATTTTCAAACAACTTTTGAAAATCTTCCGGCCATTCATCTAAAGGTGGTAGTAATTTTTCCTCTTTAGGTAATCCCACACTACCAACAGTTAGCTTAATGATCTGTTTACTAAAGTGATCACCAATCTTATCAGGGATATACTTTTGAGCCGAAAGTCTAGTCTTAATAATTTCAAAAGCACTAAAGGAATTCCCTATTAGGGGTGGCACAGCAGATGATAGATGCCCAATTGAATCACCATCTATCTTATTGGCCCACTCTTGCAAAAGACTGGCTGGAGCAATTCGCATTAAAGCATCTAAGCTACGTGTATTTGGTATACGAGCATTCCACATCTCCTGTACGTATTTCTCTCCGCCTTTTTCCGTAAGAAAGTCATCTATAATTCTTCTTACTAAAGGATGAGTAGGTCCGTGAGCACTATAAACAGTATTAACTATCTTTAAACCTAATTCATCATATGTGCCTGGACGATTACTACCCACAGGTACAGGCCACGGAGTATTATCAACATACTCCACTAAAGCCTCATAAAAAGGCTCTAAATCCCCACCATGCATGCCTGTCTCATATAAGAGTTCCTCTATGCGGAAGCTACCCATATGATTTTGCAACAAATATGCAGCAAACTCTTTTCCATGATCAGCGTAATTATTTTCATCTAACTCTGCAGGACTATCATCAAAAGAAACTACATCATCTAAGGGTTCAGCTTGAACCACATCAATCTCCTGTTCTTCTGTAGGTCCCTCCTCTAAAACAGCCGTTTCTTCCTCAACAGCTGTAACTTCTGAAGGATAATAGCCTCGACCTCCCCTGGCCCCACGTTGAACTTGAATCCCTCTAGGAGCCTGTTCTCCTGGCTTTAAATATTCAAGCTTCTCTCCAGGTACAGCTTTAACTAAATAGTCTAAAACTTCTTCTAATACCAATAGGCGAGTTAAATCACTATTTGGTAGTAGATTTATCTCGACTTCATCGTCAACCTTAATACCGCGTTTTTGAGCCTCTCCTGCATTAATTTCCAATGCATACTTAGCAGGCTTTTCAGGACTATAAAGAGTATCGTTACCTAAAACAGATATGAGCGTATTTCTAGAGATATCAACTACTTTCTTATCCTCACTAATCCAGATGATATCCAAAGCGAATTTCATCCCCCGCATGGTGATGACAGGGTGTCCATCCAAATCAAAAAGCATTCCAGTGTTTACAGCTAAGTCATCCCGCCCCGAAAGACCTTTAACGGGATCAGTAGCAACTTCCACTGGAATCTCTACATCATCGATAAGGACTGTAGAGGTAGTAGTATGTTTGATTAAATCGGTAGACATATTACATTTTTACGATTTTTCCATTCCATCGCCATGCTATCCGCATTTAGAGTAGCCGCACTCCATACAAGAAGAACACCCTTCTGACATAAAGAGTGATCCATCACACTCTGGACATCGTGACCCTCCCACGACTATCTCACTAAAATTCTCCAATGTAGTCGCATCCCCATGCCCATTAGCATGGATAGAAACGCCACCAGAGCCTGATAGCACCTGTCCTATACCATCAGCCAGTGACAATACCATTTTACTGTTATTCCATACAGGACAGCAAGTAATTCCTAACAATTGTTTTGTAATAACTTCTGCGGGTATTCCATATTGAATTGCAGTAGAAATTAAACGACACATAGCTTCAGTATCAGCAGCCTGACACTTACCAGTCTTGCCTATAGTCGCAAAAACCTCATACATCTGGTCTTTATCATAATTAACCGTGACATACATCTTGCCATGCCCAGTGGATATAGCCGTCGTAGACCCCACCAATATCGAAGGACGATAACCAGGAGCCTCTATTGTCGCTGTTTCGGACATGTTAGCCGTAGAAACTAATACTTCACGCTCTCTAGACCCGCGTCGATAAACAGTTATACCTTTACAATTCAAATCCCAGGCTTGGTCATAAGCAACAGCGATATCGGACTCAGTAGCTTCACTAGGAAGATTGATAGTCTTAGAGATACCTGAATCTACATGCTTCTGGAACGTGGCTTGCATGGTGATGTGATTATCATAATGAATCTCATCACTAACAGTAAAAACGTTACGCAGCTGTGGATCCATCAACCCATCAATACTATGCCCATCATCAAGATATTCAGCAATAGCATTATGAGACATATCAAGACGTTGCTTTAAATCATCATTAATATAAAAAAGTTCCATGTTTTCTAATGCAGCCGACATATTATGCTTTTTATATGCCAATGCAAATAGCGGCTCGATTCCACTAGAACAGTTAGCAATCATACTAATCGTTCCTGTGGGAGCGATAGACAATCTCCACGCATTACGCATGGCTTCCCACGCACCACCATTAATCTTATTTAAGGGAGATTTATCAAAAGCAGGAAAACTACCCTTCTGTTTACCAATCTCCGCCGAAGTTTGGTCTGCGTGTTCTTTAAGAATAGAACCAATCTTATCTGCTAGTTTTACGGCTTCATCACTATCATATGGGATATTAAGACGAACCAATAAATCAGCGAAACCCATGATGCCTAAACCAATCTTACGAGTAGATTGATTCATGGCCGTTGTATATTCCGTAGGATGCTGATTGGCATCCACGACATTATCTAAAAATCGAACACATGTAGTAACAACCTTAGCAAAACGTTCTTCATCAAAAAACGTATTTGGAACTGGGGTATCTACATATTCAATAAATTTACCAACATTAATACTACCTAGATTACACGACTCACCGGATAACAAAGGTTGTTCCCCACAAGGATTCGTCGCATTAATCTGTCCTAACATAGGTGTGGAATTATCTTGATTAATCCTATCCAACCACACCATGCCAGGTTCCCCGTTCATCCACGCACCTTTGATGATTGCATTATAAAGATCCGTAGCCTTGATAAATCGGCCATCCATGTTATCAATAGGAGCGTCATAATAATTACGGTCTAAAGGCCATGTAAGATGAATGTATTGATCTTGCCTAACCGCTTGCATAAAATTACTATCCGCACCTACGGAAATATTGAAGTTAGTAATTTGACCTTCAATATTCTTACAATGGATAAATTCTTCAATATCAGGATGATAGACTTCCATGATAGCCATGTGCGCACCATCACGTTTCCCACCTTGCGTAATCATAGTACCGACCTGAGAAAGTACTCGTAACACATGGACAGGCCCACACGCCTTACCTTGAGTGGTGCTTATGCCATGCCCTCTAGGACGTAATGCGGAAAGGCTGAAACCGATGCCTCCGCCAAATTTCTCTATCATCGCTTGGTCATGGGCAACACGCATTATATCTTCCATGCTATCAGGAATATCCATCACATAGCATGCCGACATAGTACCTTGACCCGTACCCGCATTCATGAGCGTAGGGCTATTAGGAAGAAAATCCAATGCCCACATCAAATCAAAGAATTCACGTTCTAATTCTTTAACCTGTTTACCAGTAGCCCCATATTTGTACTCAACTTCCGCCATAGTACGGGCCACTCTTTCAAACATGCCTTCGGCATCTTCAATAGGATTACCATGATCGCCCTTCAGATAATACCTCTTCTCTAAAATTTTAGAAGCATTATCCGTTAGGTTATATGTAGCTGCTTTCACTTTCCTCACTCCACTTTTTACAAAATAAAAAACGGCTTCAGTGCCTCAGATACTAACCAGAAGCCGTTTAATTACCAGGATCTATATATATTTATGTCACTACGGAGATACACGTAATTCGCCCCATTTAGCTATCATCAATGCATCAATCGCATCTTGTGATAGTTTACTAATATCGTTACCTAAAATTTTAATAGCCATCGCCTTTACCTTATCCTTATCGGCTCCACCGTCACCAATGACATCCTTTTTCCACGTCTTCACATTGACTGTGAAGACATCCATGTCATGTTCCATAAATACAACACGACACATGGCTAATACATGAACTAACTTAATCAAGGACTGCCGGTTCTGAACTAGGGGGATATCCTCAATACAAACCAAGTCATCTTGAGAAACATTGGAAGCTACCCACGGGAGAAATTGTACGTAAAGTTCTTTAAGCCTTGTTTCCCATGACCTAGATTTAGAGGTCAATTCTACCACAGCGTAACCGTCTAAGGAAAGAGTAGCAATGGCAATTTTATAAGTACTGATGTCCAGACCCAAAATACTCATATCTTGAAACGTTCTTGTCCACGTCGTGTGATTACGCGACTGATAGTCTCAAATTGAGAATCATAAAGACTTAAACGACCTTTCAATAATTTCAGTTCACCATTGAGTTCAATAGTACGAATTTTAAGTTGTTGTAATTGGTCATCTTCCGCAAGAGCCTGCCCTTTTAAAGAGTCCTTCAGAAGACGTTTCTCCGATTCTTTTTCTAGAATGGCAACTTTAGATGATAAAAGCAAGTCATACCCTTCAGACAGAATAGAATGCTCTCCATCTAAACGAGATATCTGATAATTTAGATAACTTCGCCATGCTCCTAAAAATAAAAGCCAACTATCAATCTCAACATCGGTTAAACGGTCTGCATTAAGGGGAAAAGTGTAATGATGGTTGCCCTCAGGCCGTTCAGGTACTGGATATTGAAGATCCAGGTTATGCAATTCGGCTGCTTTATTTAAAAATATAGATACTTTAGCCATGTTAAATTCCTTTTATAAAATAGTCTTTTTCACAAGTAGCTCTATAATTACACCAATCATGTTTCCATTCAGCTTGATATGGAAAATGTTCACCACTATCTAAATATTCTTGTACTTGTCGAAACTTCTCTAAAGTAGTCGAAATAATAGACTCATTACGTTCTGTCTCACAGATGATATATTGTTGGTTATTTTTATTAATATAGAAAATAACCCCTTCATTGATGTCTGTCATCAAAGAATACATATTCCATTGAATCAAATGATCATGTCTAGGAAGATAGTCCGCAAACTTAGGATTCTTTGGCTCCGCCATACTCTTCACTTCTACAAGAATCTCTTTATCATCAGACGGACGTTTAATGACTGCATCATAGAATCCCCTGATAGGTGGATCATCATAAGTAACTTCTTGTTCAGACGATACCATTAATCCAGTATCTATTAATTTCTTCTCTATGAATTCATGAAATACTGTACCAATGCCCATACGACGAAGATTCTGCGAAGCTATAGGATCTTGGTCATATCCTAACATGTAATAATATAATGCTCGTGGGCATAGATGCGCTTGAGAAGGACTAAAATGAGTTCGTTTATATGATGCTCGTTGTTGAGTTAAATCATACTGATCAAACGCTGATTCTATCCAATGTTTTTCTCGTTCTTGTAATATTTGACTTAGCTTAGGCATTTATTTGCTCCTGTGCATATTTTAATAAATTATCAACAAATTCGGCTTTAAAAGACGATTTAACAATCTTTAGGTCATATGATATGGACCATCAATCTCTAACGCTAACATCAAATCAGGAATATATATATCTACGACATATGGCTCAAAGTCCTGTTCTAAGATACTACCAAAGCCAGCGTCTTTGACCCAAGAAGCCATTAAGAACTGCGTTGGAGTATCTTTTTTTTGTGGTTCTGACCTCATCGATCTATACGTTTCATAGTAGGATTATTAGTATCCCAACTGGACGTAGAAGGCCCACCAGAACGGTCAGTAACACGTGTATTGCTCAGTAACTTTTCTGCCAGTACTGCAACATCCCCCGGATCGTCTGCATGTAGTAATGTATTGTCATTAGCTGGTAATTCTTCCTGCCCAATAGCACGGTCTGGTTCATCTATAGATTCCATCATCTCTGTTTTAATCTTACGCTTACGAGGCTTCCTAGCAGGTTTTTTAAGACCTTCACTAATCTCTGCAGTCATTTCCGCATATATAGCCCTAGCATCGTCACGTAGACGATTAGAAAACTTCTCTGCTATTTCCGAAGCTAATTCTTCATCAATATGATAGACCCCTTCAAGCATGCTACCAAAACTACGAAGGATACTATCTAAATCACCAGCTAATGTACCTACTGAAGATTGTGTAGTCATTACGCCATACTCCTTATCTCTGTTTCAATGGATGTTAGTAATCCATCATTATCCTTCATCAATTGTAAGAATTTCTCTCGCCCAAGTGCTTTATATAGTACTTCACCAGTTTCTTTATCAGGGTAAGCATATTGAGGCCCATTGCGAACAACGATTCCTAAATCTGAGGCCATCATAAACGCTTCATAGATGGGATCAGGTAAACCTGTATAGTAAAAAGGCACACTAGAAGTTAATAGGGGCGTATGAGTCTTATTTTTCTCAGCCTTCATTTCTATAAAGAACCCTTGAGGATTCTTTTGATCTCCTATTGTTTCACCTTTTTTCACACGTACCATAATACGAGAGAAAAACTCCTGTCCCTTACCACCGGGAAGAGCATCACGAGTAATATAACCGCCTATACCTGCCCTAATCTGATTAATCAATATCACCGCTGTCTTTTCATTAGATGGAG